AAATTAATTGGTCTAAGCAAGTACACACGTATTGCACAATGGTGTGCTAGACGTGGAACACTACAAGAAGAACTTGCAAATGATATTGCTAGAGAGATTCAAGCGGCAACTGACGCAGAACACTTAGGTGTTTACATTCAAGCAACACACGGTTGTTGTGAGAATCGCGGCATTATGGCACACAGTAGTTTAACGCAAACTACAGTACTACGTGGTGCATTTAAAGATGACGCAGGTACAAAGAAAGAGTTCTTTGATAATATTAAACTACAACAGGAGTTTAGTTGCTAATGGAAGCGCCAGTATTTGAAAAAGGTTATCCCGACTTTGAAGCAGTTAACAGAAAGCCAGCTATGAAACTTAGATATTCAGAAGCATTTTATTCAGTACAAGGCGAAGGTAAGTTTGTAGGAGTACCCAGTGTATTCCTGCGCACTTTCGGTTGTAACTTTCGTTGCATGAACTTTGGTACAGATGAAAAACGTAACCGAACAGAATTACACGCTGCCGGTATTAAACACAATCCTGAAGTAGCAGATTTAATTGCTAAGGATGTACACAAAACAACTAAAGAGTTTAATGACTTGCCTATTATACATACAGGTTGTGATACATACGCAAGTATCTATCCAGAGTTTAAACACTTTAATCGACAAGCAACTGTAGACGAAGTAGTTGAACACTTGCTATCGCTCACTCCGAATGGTAAGTGGGTGCAAGATAATGGACAAGATGTTCATTTGATTATGACAGGCGGAGAGCCGCTACTTGCTTGGCAACGGTTGTATGTTGAGCTATTCGAACACCCACGTATGCAGGATTTAAAAAATGTTACATTTGAAACAAACACTACACAAGTACTCAAAGACGATTTCTTTGATTATCTCAGCACTCAAGATAGATTTGAAGTCACTTGGAGTTGTTCCCCAAAACTTAGTGTCTCAGGAGAACCTTGGGAGACTGCTATTAAGCCTGATGTTGCTAGTCAGTATAACAGTGTTAATGGTAGTGAACTTTATCTTAAGTTTGTTGTGGCTACTGAAGACGACTTTGAAGAAGTTAAAAGAGCTGTGGACGCTTACAGAAGTGCCGGGGTACAATGTCCGGTATACCTTATGCCGTTGGGTGGACGCAGTGAAGAATATGCCCTCAATGTTAAAGACGTGGCTGAAGCGTGTATGGCAGAAGGATGGAGATTTACCCCAAGGCTCCATATATCCCTATTCGGAAATGCATGGGGCACTTGATAAAGTACAAAAAGAAAGGGTCGATAAAGCAATGAAAGCACCTATCGACAAAAACTTGGATGAACAACTAAGGGAGAAAGGATTAATATGAAGAACTTTATAAAAAAACTAACAGGACTAGATAAGGTAGAAGCCGAAAAGGCACAAGTTGAATCTGACAAGATGGCGTTACTTAAACAGCGTGATCCTAAAGACTACCACACACGTAAAAAAGAACCTTGGGTAAATGTTATTGATGTTAAGGTTAATGCAGAAAATGTTCGTAACGGATTTTTCGAACTTGACTGGAACGAATACTTTATTGCACAACTTGTTCAAGCAGGATATGGTGTCGAAAACGATCCAGAAGAAGAAATTGTAGATCGTTGGTTTAGAGATATTGTATATAACATGCTCGAAGAAGAAGGACAAAGCACAGATAGAGGTGCTGGCTACATTAATGTAGTTCCAATTAATGGTGGAAAGTCTGAGGTATCTTAGATAATGCCTGAAATAAATTTATATTTTCCTACACCTATCTATATTGAAACTGATTTATTTGATGCTAAACAAAATCAAATATGGAACGAACGATTATATAAACTTCAAGAAACAGTAGAGTCAGGTGGCAAAGGTTGGGAAGGTAATACATATACTACCCATGCTGAGTTTGATCTGCGAACAGACGAAGTATTTGCTCCCTTACTTGAATCTGTAGCAGAACATGTAAAGAATTTTACTCATGCACATAAATCAAATTACCAACATGAGTGTGCAAGTGCGTGGGGTAATATTAATCCACAAGGCACCTGGCAAGAATATCATGCTCATCCAAGCAGTGTGTTTAGTGCAGTATATTATCCAAAAGTACCTGAAGGTAGCGGAAGTATTGTATTTGAAAATCCACTAGTGCCTGATATGATGCCAGTACAAAATATCGAAGAACGAGACGAGATGACGTTCGAACGTATAGCATATCAACCAAAAGAAGGCATGTTAGTTATATTTAGATCTTACATACAGCATTGTGTAAGACAAGGAACTAACACAGAAGATAGAATTTCAATAGCACTAAATTATGCTTGACATCAAGTATAAACCATGCTATACTATATTTAAATTAACACAAGACAAGGCAATATAATGGCAACTTATGTACTAGTAGATACAGCTAACACTTTTTTCCGTGCAAGGCATGTTGTTCGTGGCGACATTGACACTAAAGCAGGCATGGCAATACATATTACACTCAACAGTGTAAAGAAAGCGTGGACTGACTTTAAAGCAGATCATGTTGTGTTTTGTTTAGAAGGACGTAGCTGGCGCAAGGATTATTACGAACCTTACAAGCGTAACAGACAAGTGGCACGTGATGCACTTACTCCTTTACAGCAAGAAGAAGATACAGTGTTTTGGGAACTCTTTGATGAGTTTAAAGACTTTGTAAATGACAAGACTAACTGTACTGTTATGCGTCATCCGCAACTAGAAGCAGATGATTTGATTGCAGGCTGGGTACAATCACACCCTAACGATCATTGTGTTATTGTTAGTACAGATGGTGACTTTGCACAACTTATTGGTCCTAACTGTACACAGTACAATGGTGTAAGTAACACAACTATTACACACGAAGGTTACTTTACAGACAAAGGCGATCCTGTTATTGACAAGAAGACTAAAGAGCCTAAGGCAGCACCTGTACCCGACTTTATGTTGTTTGAGAAGTGTATGCGTGGCGACACTAGTGACAACGTGTTTAGTGCTTACCCTGGTGTACGTACAAAAGGCACTAAGAACAAAGTAGGCCTTAACGAAGCATTTGCAGATAAAGAGTCTAAAGGCTTTAACTGGAATAACATGATGCTACAACGTTGGACTGATCATAATGGTGAAGAGCATCGTGTACTTGATGACTACAATCGTAATGTTGTACTGTGTGACTTGTCTGCACAACCTGCAGATATTAGAGAGATAATTAATAATACTATTGCAGAAAACGCAAAGCCTAAAGAAGTACAACAAGTAGGCATGCGTCTTATGAAATTCTGTGCTAAGTGGGATATGCAACGTATTGCAGATCAGGCACAAGCATATGCACAACCATTACAAGCGAGGTACCCTGTATGACATTAAAAGCAAAATCCGTAGTTAAAGATAAATTTTGGATTGTTACAAACGACGAAGAACGCATTGGTACTATATCATGGAACGATGATCGCTATATGTTTAGTAGTAGAGTAGAAACTATCTTTTTTGACAGTAAGCGTCAAATGAAAAAGAAATTTGGATCAGACATAGTATGGACTGATATTACTCCAGTTGCAAAATCTGTGCCTGAAGAGAAATATATTGTACATGGTTTTCCAACTAGCGTTAGTCCTTACAATACAATGTATGATGTAAAACGCAAGCTGCCATTATTTACAAAATCGCAAAAGTCTAAAAGTTCTTATTGTGCAGGATATTATATTATACACTTTGACAAAGGTTGGGTAAAGTCGTTTTGTCCTAAACTTATTACTGTTGAGCGTTACGAATCAAAAGGACCATTTAAATCAGAATTAGAAATGCGTCAGGAGTTAAGTCGTGCCAACCGTTGATCCTATTAATACAATACCTCTGCAACAGTTCTTAAATGCTGTAAAAGCGGCTGATAATAGTCGTGCTAATGAAGTCAAGCTAGATATTAAAACTGCCAAAAATTTAGCATTTACGCTAGGAGCAGTAATGAGTCGATTGCACGGCGACTTAGAAAAACTTGTAGCAGATTCAAAAAACAACGATGACGAAGTAATTCAAGTTAATATTGATAGTGGCTCAGGCTGGAAGTAGGATTATGTGTCTATCTGTGGATTCATGCATATTGATAAATCTTGGATATGGTATTGCCTTGTAGTTAAAGGCAATCGTTGTTTTGAAGTACCTCTTATTTGGCCTTTATATATAATCATTTTTAAATATTGGAAATATAATGCTGACCGGCGTCTTAGTAAACTGCGTAGTTTATTAGAAAAGGATAAATATATGCGTAGTTAATTAAAAGGATTACGCATATGAGCAGGCCAAAGCCAACAGTAATATTAGAAAACATTAATAATAAGACCTATAAAAGTGAGCAAGTGTTAGAAGCTGATGCTATATGGGCAGTGTTTTATCAAGAAAAACCATTTAATCTTAAAAGTGCAAACGCACTTACAAATTATCCTGGACCAAAGTATAAGAAAGTAAGTTTCTCTAATCCAGGTCATGCACACAATCTTGCTAAAAAATTAAATGAAATGTTTAAGTCAGAGGAATTTTCAGTTTTCAAACTTACCCAAGGTGAACTGGTAACTGAAGAATGAACTGGAAAGAAACATATACTAAGCTCTTTCTAAAGGAACTTGGTAAAAGTACAAACTTTTCAACAGTACGCGAGTATATGCCTTTGTGGTGGAAGAACAACAGAGACAAAGAAGAAGGCGGACTACGTTTAACCGAAATGGGATTTGATGTGCTAACTGAAATAGATCTAGCAACATATGATATTCCTTATCCTAGAGATGTGCCATTATCTACTCAAGTAATAATACATCTTGACAAGTTTATTGACTGTCCTTACTACTTAACTAATAGAAGTATTGTAGTAACGAACGAAAAGAAAGCAGTCGAACTGACTCTTTTCAGTGGCGATTTACGTAAATATGGCTTAACAAAAGCAATTACAAGACAAGAAAAATCCTAAGTCATTGTTTTTAAACAAGTTCTTTTTTTAGAAAAAGGTTGACAAACCCGTGTTTTTAACGTATACTATATGTATAGTTTAAATAATGCACTGAACAACACTTAGAGGGAATAT